TTCAGTTATGTGTTGAGTAATATATTCGTTATATTTATAGTCTCTAAAGTATTACTATCAACTAAGACTTAATTATATGTTCACATTATTTAGAGTCGCTAAAGTATAATTATCAACTACGACTTTTAGTTTTAAGACTGAGTACTTAATTCTCTACAGAATTTTGGAACAGTGTTACTATTTGTATAAGATTTGTACTGTTGGAAACATTGCATTTCTTCAAACTTTTGTTGAAATGTTGAGTAAATCTCATCATGATCATAAGTAAAAGTTATATCTTTTTTGTTAGTAAATGTTATTACTGTATTTGTACCGAGTAAAGATTTTCTTATTACAAATCTTTTTGTTGTTAGTTTATTATTATTATTCATATTTATTTATTTATTTGTTATTTAGTTTATATTATATTATCTTTTGTGTGTCGTTTTTAGTTTGTGTGAGTGTAGTTTTATTTATTAGTTTATTTTAGTTAGTAGGTCTTACACATGTATTCACTGTGATTTACATTATATTCCATTAAATGATATATAATTTATTATTCCGTGAGTGATTATGTTGTAAGTTATCAATGTTATTATAGATGTTAAAGATATTATTAAAAGTTTCATATTGTTATTAGTTTAATTGTTTATATTATATTATCTATAACCAATCGTATTTAGTTTGTTTATAAAATAGTTATTGTTAAAACCAAAACGATGAAAGGTAGACACAACAATGCATTGAAAACGTCTTAAATATCAAAATATAACAATAAAAAGTCCGGGACCCGCAAAACGAAATTGCAATTTGTATTACGTTAGCACAATATAATTTTGGTAGTATAGTACTTTACTTCTATATTTCTTTTATAGGGTGACATTAGCCAGTTAGAGCTAACTAATAAGGGGCATTTGTCACCATGCTTATAAAATATACTTCTATATTACTAGTAAAAACGAGTGTTTTTGTGTAATATACTAAATTAAGCCTAAAAAGGCAAAAGAATTTAAAAATCAACGAGAAATATGGCTATAATAACTACGTATCCGTTTAAGAAAGCTCCATTAAATAAAAAAGATGAGATAATTATATCGGATGCTGCTAGTAACAACCCTAATTTCAAAACAAAAACTACAGATATTGACACAATATCAAAATTTGTTGTTTCTATTAGTAATTTTGTATTTAATCAGAGTATAGCAAGTGCTACCTGGGTAGTACAACATGATTTAAATAAGTTTCCATCAGTTACGGTGGTTGATTCAAACAAAGACATAGTATACGGAAACATAAAATACAACACATTAAACACATTAACAATAACATTTAGTGCTCCTTTCTCAGGTCAAGCATTTATGAATTAAAAAAATAAAAAATGGCAATAAGTTTTTTAGATAACGTAACATTAGGAAACAATGAACTACAAAACGTAGTTATTCAACTATTAGGTAGTGATCCTACTGGAGTAACAGGTAAATTAATATACAACTCGACTAGTAATGTGTTAAAATACTACAATGGCACTGGATGGATTAGCTTAACAGCTGACACTCAAGGAATGGTAAATTTTTCTGTAACAGGCGATGGTTCTACTACTCAAACTATTACAAACGGAGGAGATATATTATTCCAAGGTGGTACAGGTATTACTACAGGCACGTCATCAGCCGGCGCTCTTGAAAAGAAAGTAACTATTACAAATAGTTTACCTTTTAACGGTTTAACATTAGCCTCAACAACAGGTGCTAGTTCTAGTATAGCAAACTCAGGCACTATAACTTTAGCAGCAGGTGCAGGTATTACAACTACTAATAATTCTTCCGGTACTGTAACTATTGCAGCTACAGGATCTGGATCAATGAGTGATTTTATACTTAGTGGTGATGGTGGTACTAATCAAACTATAGAAGATGGTGATACATTAAATATAGCCGGAGGTACTAATATAACGACAGTTGTAGGTGCAACAGATAAAGTTACAGTAAATTTAGATGCAAGTCCTACTTTAGCTGGTCAATTAACTGTTTCAGGTACTGGCCAATCATCTTTTGCTGGTCAAGTAACTATACCAACAACTCCATCAGCTAATACAGACGCAGCTTCAAAAGCGTATGTAGATTCTTCGGTTGCAGGTGGTTTAAATGTAAAAGGTGGATTTAATGCTGCTACTGGTGCTATTACTGGTGGTGGTAACTTAACAAGTGGTGCATCTAGAGTTGCTATTGCAATAGGTGATTACTATGTGGTAACTGTTGCAGGTAATTTCTTTGCTAATGCTGCTACTCCTTTAACGGTAGGTGATTCAGTATTAGTTCAAACAGCCGCTGCTGCAGGAGCTTCTGTAGAAGGTGACTTTGCAGTAATACAATCTGATACAGATTTAGCAACAGCAACAACAGTTGGTATTGGCAATGTTAATGTTAGTGCCGCGAATACTGATAAAGGTGGGTTGGGTTTAAATTACTCTTCAGGTACAGGTACAGTAGGCGTAGATATAGCTAGTCAAGATTCCATAGCCGCTATAATTGAAATGCAATTTTTAGTATTTGATTCGGCTGATACTGGTGTAAATGGCAAGCTAGATATTGGTTCTTTATCAACATATGTAAATACGGTAAATTCAAAAAAATTAACAACTACCAGCCAGACTACGCATACATTTACACACAACTTAAATACATTTGATGTTATAGTACAACTATATGATACTTCAAGTAAAGAAACAGTGTATGCAAGTGTAGATAGAACAAGTGTCAATGTTGTTACAGCTACAACGGCAGCCGCAGCTTCTTTAACTGCATTAATAACAAAAATAGGATAAAAAATATTAAATCAAATTAAATGGCAATAAATTTTTTAGACGGAATATCTATTGACGGCCTATCAACACAAGGTAGTGAATCTACAGCATTAGTTATTAATGGATCTAATGTTGTAGGAACTAGAGAATTAGGCTCAAATGCTTTTAACTCAACTACAATACCTACAAACACTAACCAATTAACTAATGGATCTGGATTTTTAACTTCACTTTCAGGAGCAGTACTTACAACTGGAGCTCAAACAGTAGCGGGTATTAAAACTTTTAGTAGTAATACAGTGTTTCCTGGTACTGACGGTGGTATGGAAATAGGAACTTGGACTGGTTCTACTAGTTATGGCTTTATAGGAACACAAGGTATGTCAGGAGTAGAGTACTGCATGCTATCAGATGGTACTAATACTTTCTTAGGCGCTGGAACAGGTGGAGCTTTAAAATTAAGAGGACCTGCTAATGATTCTTCTCCAGAAATAATTATTAATGGAGTTATAGTAGAAGTTAATACTGGTGATCTAAAAGTAACTGATGGATCTATAGCTGTAGGTAATATAACTAATTCTACTACAGATGGTAGAATAGATGCTTCAAATGACGTTGTAGCTTTTTCTACATCTGATATTAGATTAAAGGATAATATTAAAACTATTGACAACGCTTTAGATAAAGTAAATAGCATACAAGGTATAGAATTTGACTGGATAGAAAAAGAAGAGGTTCATGGTAATAGCGGTCACGATATAGGTGTTATAGCTCAAGAAATAGAGAAAATACTACCAGACGTAGTTACCACTAGAGATAGCGGTTATAAAGCTGTTAAGTATGAAAAAATTGTACCATTACTAATAGAAGCTATAAAAGACTTATCAAAACAAGTTGATGGCTTAAAAAGATTAATATAATGCCAGATCCGCTACCTAGTTCAGGCACCATATCAATAAGTGAAATTGCAACATTCTACGAAGGAGGTTCAGAAAATCTTTCTTTAGATGAACTTGCAGGGGCTATAGACACAGGGCCTCCTAATATAGCAATGTCTCTTTTTTATGCTGTGTGCACTTCATTTGCTGGTAGTGAACAGTCAAAAGAGCCTTGTGAACTAGATCCAGAAATTACTTACTATCATAACGGTTCTGGTACTTATCCAGTAGCTGGAGATAATGTTTTTACCGATAGTGGTTGTAGTGAGGTTCTTTCAGAAGGATCCTATAAAATGGCTAGCGGTAATATAATGGTGATTGAGGGTGAGAGTGGCTTGGTAACAACTACTTTCTCATGTTAGTAAAAAATTAAAAAAAACAAAAAACAAAACATAAATGGCACAAATACAAACATATCCTAGAAAAACGACGTACGACGTAAATGATCTCATATTGATATGTGACAAAACGCCAGACGCTAATGGAGTAGTAACAAACGATACTAAAACTACAACTATAAGCACTATAGCTGACAACTTAAATGTAGTAGAAACTTTAAATAGTTTAAAAGGTAATTTGATTATAAACGGCAGCACAGGCATAAGCGTAGGCGCTTCTAGTAGTACTATATCTTTAACAAATACAGGTGTTACGTCTCTTGCTGCTACTCTGCCTATACAAGTATCTGGATCTACAGGAAGTGTTACCATATCCTCTAGAGCTTATAGTGGTAGCACTACCACAGGATACGTACCTGAAGGTGGGTCAGGTACTACTTTTTTAAGAGGCGATGGTAGTTGGGCAACTCCTTCGGGTGGTGGTGATACTTACACTTTACAAGCAGAAACAAAAAGTGGTGGAGCAAATTTATTACTCAACGCAGCTACTGGATCAGACTCTACAGTAAGCTTAACACAAGGATCAGGAATTACAATAACTAGAGACAGTTCAACTAGTGTAAGTATATCGTCTAGTGGAAACTCTAGTGGTTTTCAAACTATTCCTTTATCAAACTCTGACGCTTTTGTAACAGCTGCTGGAACTTTTGTGTTTCAATCTATCGTAGGCGCAAGTCTTTCAGAAAATGTGTTTTTTAAAGTTTTTAACTTACTACAACTAGCTTCTGAGCGTGACGTTATAGTTGGTATTTTTAAAGGTAGTTTAAGCGCTCCTTCTTCAGCTACTTTACATTCTACCGGAAGCCTTAGCGGAGTAGTTGCAGCAAAAACATTTTCAGCAATAGAAATGGCAAAAGCAGATGGTGCAACAAACTTAGTAGTGGGAGAACCTATAGTCGTATGTGTTAGCTTAGAGGAGAATATTAGTGTCCCAGGCACAACAACGGCAATTTCAAATGAGTTTTTTGGACTTTTTTCTAGTTCAGTTGCAACTACATTTGAAACACTCAGTGGTTTACTTAGTTCATTTACGTTTAATCCTACTGGAACTAGAATTTCTGCTCTTTTGTATAATTAAAAATTAAATAACCGAATTATCAAGTGATAATATAAATAACCAACGTTTAACTTAAAACCAAAAAAAAATGACGTTTTTATATACCCGCACAAATACGTGGTCTAGTGCACCACAACCAACAGAAGATACCATAAAAGCATGGAAACATATTTCACAGAAGAAAAACTGGAGAATAGTTCAATTGCCAAATGGATTCTTACAAACCGAATATAGAGATATCGATGATCCTGAAAAATGGATTGATGTCACCAGAAGAGAAACTATAGGTGGAGCAGAGCAAGCAATAGATAGTTCTATTGAACATTATGCTAAAAAACTAGAGTTTACCAATGGACCGAAAGTAGTTAAAACCTTCGAGTAGTATTCAAAATAAATTATATCAAATTAAATTAAATGCAAGAAATAAAGTTAGTTAAAAATCTGGCTTTTGGTGATGGTGCCAGAAGTCAGATATTAACTGGGGTAGAGAAACTAACCAATGCGGTTGGATCTACTTTAGGAGCAAGTGGTAAATGTGTTATATTAGAAGATGCTAATGGCATGCCACAAATAACAAAAGATGGAGTAACAGTAGCTAATGCAGTTACATTACAAGATTCTTTAGAAAATATTGGAGCTACGTTAATAAAACAAGCAGCACAAAGAACAGTATCAGATGCAGGTGACGGTACTACAACTGCTACGGTATTAGCAAAGGCTATTTTAGATGAAGCTTATAAACATAGTGAGCTAGGTACTTCAAGGGAATTAAAAGAAGGTATTGACTCAGGTGTTAAGAAAGTATTAGCTTATTTAGAAAAAACAGCAAAGAAAGTAAAAGGTAGCAAGATAGACCAAGTTGCAACCATATCATCAAACAATGATAAGGAATTAGGTAAGGTCATAGGACAAGCATTCAAATTAGTAGATGAGACAGGTGTTGTTATGATGGAAACAAATGAACAGCCAGAGACTGTAGTTGAGTTAATAAAAGGCGTGCAATATGATCAGCCTTTGAAAAACAACCACTTTATTACCAACAATGAAAAAGGAACGGCTGAACTTGAAAAACCGCTGGTTCTAATAGTAGAATCAGTAATAACCAACGTGCGGAAGATTCAGTCTGTCCTTGAATTTATTATTAAAAATGGTAAGAGTCTTCTTATCATTGCAGATGTTGATCCCCAGGTAGTTTCCGCGCTAGCTATGAATAAGACAAAAGGGAATATAAAAGTCAACATTATAGATGCACCAGTATACGGAATCAGCAAAAAAGACGTGTTAAGCGATCTATGTGCTGTGACTGGTGCTACACTTATTAATGAAGATCTAGGTGACGATATGGATGTAATAAATCCAGAACACTTAGGTAGTTGCTTAAGATCAATAACTAATCACGAAGAGACTATATTAAAAGTAGATTTAAGTGATAACGACGATGTTAAAGAAACAATATCTTTATTAGAAACTAATATTAAGGAAACTAAAAATCCTAATATTATAATAAGACTAGAAAAAAGACTAGCTAAGCTAAATGCTAAAGTTGCTACGGTTAAAGTTGGTGCTAATTCTGAAATGGAATTAAAAGAAAAAAGAGATAGAGTAGAAGATGCTATTTGTGCTACAAAAGCTGCGATCAAAGAAGGTATAGTGCCAGGAGGCGGTATAGCTTTATTAAACGCTGCACAGCAATTAAAACCAATGTCAATAGGCGAAGAAGTACTTTACTGTGCTATCAAAGAGCCTTATAAATTGATACTTAAAAATGCTGGCGTTGAAGATTATAAAACTCCAGAAGTAAAGGGCATGGGACTAGACGTGGTTACAGGAAATACGGTTGATATGGTTAAAGCCGGAATTATAGATCCTTTGTTAGTTACTAAAAGTGCACTAATGAACGCAGCCTCAGTAGCCACAACAATATTATCTACTGATTGTGTAATTAACAACATAAGAGCATGAAAGCAGTAGGTAAGTTTATAGTTATAGATCCAATCAAAGAAACTGATGTAACTACAAAAGGTGGATTAATCTTAGCTGAAAAGCAAAGAGAAGATGTTAGATATAGAAGAGCTAAGGTTGTAGAACCTGGCTCTGAAGTGTCTGTGTTAAAAAAAGGTGATGAAGTTTATTACGACAAAGCAGCTGGATTTAACATTGAAATAAATAAAGAAGAATATAAAGTTATAAAAGAGTTTGATGTAGTTATTGTACTATGAGAAAGTTAACTTCTAGTGATTTAAAAGGATTAGGTTTACTTAAACATTACAGAATAATTAGAAAATGGGCTTGTAAAACTAATAACTTAAATGACGCAGAATTAGAATTACTAATATATCTCGATGCTATAGATATGTTTACTAAAGATGATTTTATAAAAGGTACGTACTCATTCAGCTGGGATAACAGGCGCTGGAACAGATTATTGAAACAAGGGTGGATCGTAGTGTGGCGGAAAAGAAACCACACCACTCAAAAATATCACATATATAAAGTTTCCTATAAGTGCAAACAGCTGATAAGTCGCATGTACCGTGTAATGCTAGGTGAAGAAGATATGCCTACAACTAAATTAGAAAATATAAACAGATATAGTTTTAAAGTAATAACTAAATCAATAGAACACGTTAACAAAGATAAAACAAGATAAATGGAAAATAAATCACCAGCAACACAAACTGTAGATCCAGTAACGGGTAATGTTATACCCGACATGGGAGGAACAGGTCCAACTAACTCAATGAATGACCAAACAGCTGCTACAGTTCAAGCGCAGGCCGACTCTTTAGCTATTAAAGAAAATAGAGCTGCAAAGCCTAATAATCCAGCATCATCTGCTATTCAAGCACCAATGACGATGCAAGGTAATTTTAAAAATTCAAGTATGGCGAATGCTGCTAGAATGTTTGGAAATGTAGCTAATCCAGTACCTTCACCTTCTCAATTTACTGATGAATTAAGACAAGCCTCTGCAGATGGTGAATTAAATCCTGGATTTAAAAAAGCTGTAGACGCCGCTCCAATAAAAGTAATACCTGTTGGAGCTATAATTAAAGGTGTTCAAATGGCAAAAGGTATGATGGATAAAAATAAATAAATTGTAAAGGTGTATTTTATATATGTAATTATATATATAACACCAAATGTAAACCAAAATATTAAAAAATAATTATGAAAGCTACTATAGGATCAGGCAAAGATATGAGCCAAAAAATTAAACCAATAGGCAAAAGAAAAATGAAATCAATAAACTCAACTATTGATTGTACACTAGAGATTGATAGTCCTAAGTATAAAGGTAATGCTGTATTAAACGCTAATAGATAGTGGGTTTAGATGATTTAAAGTTATATTGTTTAAATATAACTTCATTTACAATTGCAAGTCTTGATTGGATGGAACCAGTATTAGAAATAGTATTATTATTAATGACTATTGGATATACCGCTCACAAATGGTACAAGCTTAAAAAATAAACAATGGAAAAAGATTTAAAAGAAATATCAGGTGAATTAATTAAAGCTTCTGAAATGCACAAAGGCCAAGCAGAAAAAATAGATAATTTGTTAGAAAGAAAAGACAACAAGTCAATAGCTAAAATGATTAAGAAAGTTAAAAATTCTAATTGTGGTTCACCTAGTAAGGCTTTAGTTTTTCAACCTAAAAATTTAAATCAACACTTAGATACACCACCACCTAAAAAAGATACTGGCTCAAAAGAAGAAGCTAAGGATAAAGGAGAAGTAGTAGACGGAGAAGAGCAATGGGGATTATTTAAAAGTGAAAGCGAAAGAGCATCTATAAAAGCTGATAAAAATTCTTTAAAAGCAGCGGCTAGCGCTGTTACAGGTTAAAGAACAAAATTAAAAAAATGAGAAGTATAAAAGAAATTATAATACACTGTTCTGCTACTAGAGAAGAACAGCAGGTTTCAGTGGATACTATTAGAGACTGGCACTTAGCTAAAGGGTGGAACAATATAGGTTATCATTTTTATATTGATTTAAACGGAATAATAAACAAAGGTCGCGATATTGATAAAATAGGTGCTCATTGCAAAGGTCATAATCGTAACTCAATAGGAATTTGCTATTGCGGTGGTGTTGAGACTGACGGTAAGACGCCTAAGGACACAAGAACACAAGAACAGAAAGATAGTCTCTTACATGTGCTTAAAACACTTAAAGCAATGTATCCAGAGGCAGTTATTTATTCACACAACGAGTTTGCTAACAAAGCATGCCCGTCATTTGATGCAACAGAGGAGTATGAAAATATCTGAAAACACAGAATTTAAAATTGATATAAAAACAGTAATAGGTATAATCATGTTAACAACAACTTTAGTTGGTATGTATTATACATTACAAGACGATATTGATTTAGCGAAAAGAATGCCACCTACAGAAGTTAAAAGATTAGAGTATGATTTAAAAGAGAAATGGAATCATGCTAATATAGAAGATCTAAAAGAAAGAGTAGATATGATGGAGCAGATGAATGATATATTATCTGAAGAAATTAAAGTGCTTTCTACACTTGTAAAAGATGGCACAAAAACTGATGGAAAACTAGATGAATTAGCTAAACAAGTTTTAGCATTAAAATCAAAAAAACGTAGATAATGAATAATATAAAAGCTCCAACAATGTTAAAAATATCTGCATCTTGCAAGGCTGCGGCTAAAAAGAAATTTAAAGTATATCCAAGCGCATACGCTAATATGTGGGCTTCTAAAACACAAAAAGCTGGTAAGTGTTAAATTATGGAATCTCCATTTTTAAATATTAATAGTCCAATTAATTGCTGGAAAGGTTATCAAAGAGTGACTGGAACAGCAAAAGGTGCAAAAGGTAGTTGTAAAAAATCACCAGCAACTAAAAAGCAAACTGGAGGCGGTACTAAAAAAGTGTGTCTACCGTTAGCTAAAATTAGGAGTATGAGTAGCAGTGAAAAATCATCTGTTATTAATGCTAAAAGAGCTGCTGGAGCAAAAGGTAAATATAAAAGATCTAGCAAGAGTAATGTTACTGGTACTAAAAGTAATGGGTTAAGAGACTGGGTAAAACAAGACTGGAGACAAGTAGCTAATCCTAGTTTAAAATGTGGTGAGTCACCAAAAAAGAAAAAGTAATGGCCATAAGAAAAACTACAAAAGGAAAAAGTCGTAATTTTAGAAGTACAGATGAAGGTGCTGGTATGACTTCTAAAGGTGTTAAAGCCTATAGAAAAGCAAATCCTGGTAGTAAACTTAAAACAGCTGTAACTAAGTGTGATGTTAAAGTAGGTACGAAAGCTTATAAAAGACAAAAAGCATTTTGTAGTAGATCAAAAAGCTGGGATGGTGAAAGAGGTAGAGCTGCTAGAAAAAGATGGTGTTGTTCAAGATTTTAAATAAATATTATGCAAGACAAAGGATTAGGAGATACAATAGCTAGGTTCACAGAAGCTACAGGTATAAAACAAATGGTAGATATGATACCCGGCGGATGCGGGTGTAAGAATAGACAAAACATATTAAACGATTACTTTCCATATAATAAAAAATAAAATGGCTAAAGATTTTCCAGAAATAAAAGAAAAAAACGAAGGCAAGTTTACTGCTTGGGTTAAGAAAAATATGCCAGGTAAGTCTACTTGTTCAGCAGCTAGTAAAGTAATGAAAAATACTAAGAAATACAAGCCATCTGTAGTTAAAATGGCTAACTATGCAAAAAACTTTGGTTGTAAAAGAAAATAATGGCATTTAAACTAAAACCACCTTATAAAATAGACAATACTCCAAGATACGAAAAAAAAGAAGAACCTGGTGTATTAGGAAGAGCCAATAAAAATGGTACTATAGTTATAAACTGTGATATAAAAGATCCAAAACAACGAAAAGAAGTTGATGATCATGAAATGGTACATGTTGAACAATTTAAAGATTTTGAAAAGTCTGATGGAAACAAAGGACTAAACTACACTAATGATAGTGTTACTTGGCAAGGGGAAACTTATCCAAGAAAAAATGGAAAAATAAAATACAAAGGAACTTGGAAAGTTGAAGGACATCCTAGCTTCCCTTGGGAACAAGAAGCATATAAAACAAATAAAAAATAAAACAATGGGATACGCGGAAGCAAAAGCAAAAGATAAAAACCTAGATTCATATATAAAAACTAGGAAGAACGCTAAAAAAGGTAGTTCAGAATATAATGCTGCTCAAAATAAAATAAACAAAGCTTACGGACAAGGTCCTACAGATAGACCTGTAACTCCAAAAGAAGAAGTTAAAGTTGAAAAGAAAGAAGTCAAAAAAGAAGTTAAAGTTGAAAAGCCAGTTGTAAAAGAATTAACAGCTATGGAGAAAGCTCAAAAAGCTATAGCAAGTGGAGATAAAGAAGCAGCTAAAGAGTCTGGATTAAAAGGTGGTTTAAAAAGGCAAGCTAAAAGATCTGCTGGAAAAAAAGATAGAGAAATGGCTAGAGATGATAGAAAAGCCAATAAAGCTGAAGGTAGAGCTGATAAAGAAGCTGAAAAAACTGCTAAAAAAGAATCTATAAAAGCTGCTGGTAGCAGAAAAGCAGCTAGATTAACTCAAAAATCAGATGCAGCTAAAGAAGCAGAAAAACAAGAAAAAGATAAGTATAATAAGTCGTATGACCCTAAAGCTAGAGGAAAAGCCAGGAAAAAAACTGCTAAAGATTACAAACAAGTAGGAAAAAAAGAAGCAAAAACTGATAGAGTAAACAAAAGACTTAAAAATGAGAAAACAAAACTTGCTAAAAAAGCTGATAAAGAAGCTTTAAAAACAGCAGGAGCTCCAACTACTTTTAAATCTTTTGATCAAATGGATTCTAAAAACGCTATGGCTACTGCAGGCGAAGGTCCTGTGGAAATGAAAACTTCTCCTATAAATTACTTTAAACAGTCTATTAAGTATAATATAAGAGAAGCTTCAAACTCTAGTTTATCTGAATCAGCTAGAAACAATTATGCTAAAAATGCACAGCGTGACATTAAAGACTCAATGGTTGAAATGGGTGGCAAAACTATGGCTTATAAGTTTGGTGCTATGAAAGGTGATCAATCAGCTTCTAAAGTAGACTATGCTAACTACAAAGGAACTGATAAAGGTTATAAAGGTAAAACAGGCTCTTCTCATGGAGATCAGTCAGCTACACGTAGAGATTATGCTGGTAAAAAAGGTGGATCTATTATTTCTAAACATATGAAATCATAAGTATGGCATTTAAACTAGGAGATAAAAGAGTAAATCCATTAAAATCAAGAGGGTTCATGAACGCGAGCCCTTTTAAATCTAATGGTAACACCATGGCGTATGCCAATGGAGAACCAGAAGGCGATAAAAAACCTGTAAAAACTAAAGAAGAAGCTAAAAAATTAGCAAAAGAAGAATCTGATGCAAATGTAAAAAAAAATGAACCTAAAGTTGTAAGCTCAAACACCACTACTAAGATAGGTGAAAAAGACGGCAAAAAAGGTGTATTTACTACTGTAGATGAAGAAACTATGACCACTGGTGATGGCTCAAGAACTTATGAGCAAGCTTTTGAAGTTGCTAAAGAAAAAGGCTATCTAAAACCTGGCGAAACAAGAGAAGAATATATTGAAAGAGCTAAATCTGAGCAGAGAGGTAAAACATCAGAAACTACTTTTAAACCAGATGAAAACCCTAGACCAGAACCACCGAAGACTGATTATTCTTATTTAGATGGCGCTTCAATCAAACAGGGTTACAGAGACGGCGATGGAACCATGTATGGCAATCAAGTAGCTTCGAGAGTAGGAGGAGATGGTGCCGGATCAGGAGATCAAAGAGAAGGTGAAGATCCTATGTCTAGATATTTAAATCAAGAGGAACTAGATTACTTGTATGAGAAACGTGGTAGTAGAGGTCCAAGACCTAAAGCAGGTTATGATGATTTTTATAGTGATCCAAATAAAAAATTGTTCAAACCTGGTGGTATATCCGCATTTGATAAAGCTGTACAAAAAGGGTTAATAGATAAAGACGGAAAAACAATACCATTAAATCCTCAAATAAAAAAAGATAATTTGGCAAAAGAAGCTTCTCCAGGATTTAATTCTAAAATATAATGCCTAAGAAAAGTTTTAATGAAACTAAAATAGGGTCTTTTTTAAAATCAAAAGCTCCTAAAGTTTTAGCTGCAATAGGTGATATACTACCAGATCAAGGAACACTAGGTATAGTAAAAAATATTATAGCAAGTGATAATAAGATTAAGGCAGTTGATAAAGAACAAGCTATGAAGCTTATAGAGCAAGACATAGCAGAAATGAAAGAGGTATCTAGTAGGTGGAGATCTGATATGAAGTCAGACTCTTGGTTGAGTAAAAACACTAGACCTTTAGCTTTAATATTTTTAACTGCATCAGCTGTATTCATGATGGCTGTAGATTCTTTTCATTTACAATTTGATGTAGATGAAGCTTGGATAAACTTATTAAAAACATTACTGGTAACAGTTTACGTAGCATACTTCGGAAGTCGTGGTGCTGAAAAAATAACAAAAATAAATAAATAAAAATGGCACAATTTAACGACTGGGAACCAGAACTAGGTCCCGTAACTGGAAGATTACAAGAAGAGCCTAGGGTGTTTGGTCATGATGCCAAGGTAGTTACACCTGGAGCTTTAAATCTAAGATTACCTAGCTCAAGAGTTTTAAAAGTAACCAACGGCGGTAGTGGTTATGATGCAAGTGATGTAGGTGATACACTAACTCAATCCTCTACAACAGGCTCTGGCACAGGTATGCAAGTTAATATAACTGGAATATCAAGCGCCGGAACTTTAGAAAGTGTAACTGTAATTACTGCTGGGTCTGGATATGCCCCAGGTAATACAATTACTTTTTCAGCTGCAACAAGTGGCGGGTCAGGTGGTGTTGCATCTGTACAAGCAGATGGTATTACCTTGCCTAATGTAACTACTAGAGGAGCTATCATATACAACGGCAAAAATGCAGCGCAAGATATTACAATAATAACTGAGGCCGGTAGTCAAATTGAATTTAAACAAGTTCAATCTGGCGACGTTGTAGGAAGTAAAACACCTATGTTAGCAATGGCTGTTAGAAATGACGATACTCCTACAGACTTAGTTGCAATATACTAAAACAAAAAATAAACAATCAAATAAAATCAAATAAAATGGCGAAATTAAAAAAAGCTGAACTTAAAGAAGTTCAAGAATTAACTAGTGCAGGTCAAGATTTAATATCATCTATAGGTGGGCTAGATTATCAAAAACACATGCTTTACAGCAAACTAGATGAAAACACAAAAAAACTTGAAACGCTTAAAAATAAGCTTCAAGATAAGTATGGTGACGTTAACATAAATGTAAGTGACGGAACTTACACTAAGATAGAAAAAGATGTCGAAAATAAGAAAGATTAGTATAGGCTCTGATTATAAAAATGATGCAATGCATTATTCAACTGGTCAAGAAGTTTATGGTGGTCACATTATTAGTGATATTCTTTTTGAAGATCAAGATCAATCATATAATATTTTTATAACTAAAAATAATGAAGTCTTGCCTTGGAAAAAGTTTAACGCTAATATGTCAGTGTCTGTAGAATATGATCTTAAATATTAATGAATAGTATATATCATTTTATTGTAAAGCCATTAGATAGAAGATATGAAAACACTAAATCAATTGGTAATAAAGAATTGATAGTTAATTCAAATATTGAAAATCATATTTTTGTAAGCAAAAAAGCAGTTGTAGTTTCAACTCCAGCTGCTTACAAAACTAAAATAAATATTGGTGATAAAGTATATATTCATCATAACATATTTAGAAGGTGGTATGACCAAAAAGGAAGAGAGCGAGATAGTTCTACTTATTTTAATAATGATCTTTATTTTGTCTCACCTGAGCAAATATATATGTATAATTTAACACCACATTTAGAGTATTGTTTTATAAAACCACTTCTAAACCAAAGCTTTTTAAACAACAGAAAAGAACAACCTAATGTTGGTGTAGTGAAATATACTAACAATACCTTAGAAGCGCTAGGAATCACTCCTGGAACACTTATTACGTTTACCCCAAACTCTGAATTTGAGTTTATTATAGATGGTGAACGACTCTATTGTATGAAATCAAATGATATAGCTTTAACCCATGAATATAAAGGAAACGAAAAAGAAAATAATCCAAGCTGGGCAAAAAGCAGTTGAAGAATTAATTAAAGTAGCAAAAGAAAAGATTGTAGACTCAGACGACGATGTAAGCGCTGATAGATTAAAAAATGCTGCTGCAACAAAAAAATTAGCAATATTTGACGCTTTTGAAATACTAACTCGTATACAAATAGAGGAAGATATTTTAAATGAAAAACCTAAAGAAGTTAAAGATCAAAAAACTTTTAAAGGTTTTGCTGAAGGGAGAAGCAAATGAGTTACGAGCAAACTCTTTGGAAAGAGGTTAAAGATTTAATTAACCCTAAAATATTAAAGAAACAAAATCGTTTCAAAAAGTGGGAGTATGGTTATAACTCTGATTATGATTTTATAGTAATAAGTAAAACTGGACAAATTGGACAAATCATTGAAATACAAAATCTCAGGATTGCTTTACCAGCAGCAAATGAACCGTTTAAACGAAGCGAAGTTAAAAAGGATCAAAGATGGGAAAAGCAAGAGTATCCAAAAGAACTAAGTAGAATTAAATCTAGATTTGACTGGGAAGATTATGATACTGAGTTTAAAGAAAAGTGGTACGATTATATAGATAAAGAATTTACAAGAAGAGATGAAGGTTATTGGTTTTACAACAAGGGTTTACCTACTTACATTACTGGTACTCATTATATGTACTTACAATGGTCAAAGATCGACGTTGGGGCACCAGATTATAGAGAAGCAAATAGATTATTCTTTATATTTTGGGAAGCATGTAAGGCAGATAACAGATGTTACGGGATGTGCTATCTTAAAAACAGAAGGTCTGGATTTTCATTTATGTCCTCAGCAGAGCTTGTTA